AACCTTATCCTGACGCAATGTTTGAAGAAGCACAGCGGAGAGAAACCATGAACAAACACTGGGACGTAATGAACAAGTTGGAAGAATCATTCTCCAACATCAACTCTATTAGTTTCATGTTAGAAGAACTGACTGAAGCAATGGACAACAACCGTATGGATGCTGCCCATGATATTGCTCATGCTCTCAATGCTTTCCTTCCAGTTTATACTGACAACTGGGATCGTAACTTCAAGAAAGCATGGGATCAAGTGGTGAAAAACAATGAAACTCTTTGATTATGTCTACTACGAAGACTTTGGGCACGAGTGGTATTTCCAACTGCTCCCAATCTCCAATCGTTTTGCTCTCATTGATATGGTAATTCAATGGGATGATTTTGCCTCTATTGAATGGTTTCCATATGTAATCATTGGTATTGGTCCTCGTGACATTGGATTTTGTTTTAGATGGAAACGTTTTGAACTTCGTTTTGATGTGCTGGACTTTGATAGACGCAATCTATCATCCTATCGCCGTTACAAATCAGGAGATTATCGATGAGTATCCCACATTTCAAATCCCAACACGACTGGGAAGCATTTACCCAAATCTTTGATAGTCAGTGGCATTGCAGGAGAGCACTGCTGAATCGTGTCAAGGATGATCTTTTCCCTGGTTATGAGTGGCACACACTCACACCAAAGACTCTTGAAGTCATCAATGATATGGTACAATCTATGTTGTATGATGTAGATCGCATCTTTAAAGAAACTCATCAGGATTATAAGACTGAGGATGATGAGTTGTTCATTCCTTATCGTTCATTCAAGGAGAATGTGCTTGAAGCATTGAATGAAGCACTTACACCTTATGAGTTGCAATATAAGAATGAATGTGATACACTAGCCTGTGCAGACCATTTGACTGATGAATAAATAGAACTGAATATCGTCGCCGCTTCAACACATCTGACAAAATCCAGATTGTGTGGTAAGATGAGAGGGTTAACACCCTCTTTTTTTGTGCATGAAAAAATCATTAGTTACAGGAGGTGCTGGGTTCATTGGTTCACATGTGGTGGACAAACTTCTTGAACTTGGACACCAAGTTATTGTTATTGATAATGAATCATCGGATGGACATAACAATTATTATTGGAATGATCAGTGTCAAAATCACAAGGTAGACATCACTGACTTTCAATCCATTGCATCCTTATTTGTGGGTGTGGATTATGTTTATCACCTTGCAGCAAAGGCTAGTGTTCAGGCATCAGTTGATAATCCCTCTCCAACCATAAACACACAGGTGGTGGGAACACTGAATGTTTTGGAAGCATCAAGAATTGCTGGAGTTGAGAAAGTCATTTACTCTTCCACTTCTGCATGTTATGGAAATGAAAATCCAATTCCTAATGTGGAAACAATGAGAGAGGATCCATTGAATCCTTATGCAATTGGTAAGTTGTGTGGTGAACAACTGGTTAGAGCTTATCATTATCTTTATGGATTGAAAACCGTTTCTTTCCGTTACACCAATGTTTATGGTGAAAGGGCAAGACACGTTGGGACTTATGCACCAGTCATCAGTAAGTTCCTAAAGGCAAGACGCAAACAAGAATCTCTGAGCATCTTTGGTGATGGTGAACAGAGGAGGGATTTTATTCATGTTAATGATGTAGTGAATGCCAATGTGTCCATTTCTCACATGGAACTTGACCAATGGGGTGAGACATTCAACATTGGTTATGGAAAAAACTTTAGTGTGAATGAAATTGCAAACCTGATTTCAGATGACCAGATCTTTTTAGATGGACGTCCTGGAGAAATGAGAGAGACTCTTGCAGACATCACTAAAGCCAAACAAAACCTCAACTGGAGACCCAAAGTGGATGTGTTGGAGTGGATTCAGAGCCAACTCTAATAAAACCCTCAGAAAACTCTCTGGATTTTCTTCTTGAGTTTCCTCCCCTCAGGCATTAAATTATGAAGGTGAACAAAAGAGGTAACTCTTACATGACTAACTTTCAAACCAAGCTTCTTCAGAACGCCATGAAGAAGCGTCAAAAGAAGATGAATGGTTTCACTCTGATTGAGTTGATGGTTGTGGTTGCCATTGTTGGCATCCTGAGTGCCGTTGGTCTTCCTGAACTTCAAAAGGCACAAAACAAAGCCAAGGCTGCAGCAGCTAAGGCTGAACTGGTGAACTTCAGTAAGTCTTGTTCTCTGGCACTACTGAGTGGAGACACAGTTCCCACTGCTGCATCACCAGTCTCTGGAACCTGTGCAAACAGTGGAACCATCACTGCTACAGATGGTGGTGTGACCTGGACTATTGCTATTGATTCTTCTGGAGTTCCTGGAACACCTACTGAGTCCTAATCATGAACCTCATTACCCTTACTGTTAGTGGGGCAATCATGGGGACACTGATGCCGGGAGTGATGCTGATGAGCATTGCTCCCTATGTGGCCTCCATCAGAGCAAATAACTTTGCTGAGGCTGAAACCTCCGCTGTTACTTACTCAACTCTTGCTCAAGATAAGTACACACTTCCAGAAATCCCTGATAATTGTGAAGTTGAATTGATTGAGGATAGAACCTACAACATAACTTGTGCTGTTGGTCAAGAGAAGTACAGAGAAGAAGTGACTCGTGCATTTAGTCTCCTTGATGAAGTTGCCAACAGTCTTACAGTCACATCTGATGATGACCTAGATGGTTTTGATGATGTCACAGGAATGCCAACACATTATTTCCAATGTTATTCTGGTTGGAAAGGTAGTTCTGAGGACTCACTCAAAAACAACTGTGAACTTGGTGGTCCTTATGTGATTCCTGCTTATCAACACCTTTACTCTAATAATGAAGAAGTTTCTGAATGAATTCCTTGAGTGGTTTGATCACTACATGTGGTTAAATTCTCCTGAAAGAAAACAACTTGCTACTAGACGTTTGAAATACTATATGAATTACTTGGAGAATGGAGGTCCAAATCCCTATCTTGAACCAGATAAATATGATTTTATAGGGACTGATGATTAGAATTGAGAGCACTGTCAGAGAGTACATCAAGAGACTTGGATGGGATTCTTCTGATGAAATTGTTGTTGAATTTGGTGGTACTTCAGTCTCTGGTATTGATGTTGGTGAGGAGTACAATGAAAAATGGCAATCACCCATTGGTACTCGTAAGTACAACAAAGATGCATTCATTGTCATCAAGAATCAATCACGTAGAGATCTTACTAAATCTCTTCCAATGGAGGAATTCAATCCTAGACATTCACAAGAAATAAATAAAGAAAAGTCTGGATAAGATGAAGACCTTTGCACAGTTCCAAGAGTCATCACTCAATCGAATCCGTCAAAAGGATAAGAAAGGTGGAATGGCTATTATGTCTGCTCAGAGAGGAGACAAGTCCAAAAAGGAGAATAAGGCACGTTCCAAACAGTTAGACAAGGATATCAGAGGAGCAGGTCTTCCTGGTGCTACAAAGGTTTCTGGAAGGTATACAGAGAACCCTGGAACTCCACAAGAGAAGAAGGTGGGTGAGAGATCCCATGTGGTATCCAGTGGAAAGATGGGTAAGAAGAAATTTAAAAAAGCAATAACCAAGTTGGGTAAAAAATACAACCAAGACTCTGTTCTCATCAAGAAAAGAAAGACTGGTGATGCAGCATTAGTAGGAACTAATAAGTCATGGCCTGGTGAAGGTAAGAGAGTCAAGACTGGTAAAATGAAACCTGGTAGAACAGGTGAATTTGACACAAAAGTAAAGAATAAAACCTTTACTTATGAGTGATGGTTTGTTATAATAGAATCACCTTCACCAATGTATCATGAAAAGACAGTTTCCATTTAACCATGTTGTCCTTGAAGATCGTGAGGAGGTTTGGATTAAGGGAGGATATCCAAGTTGTCTTGCCGTTCCACGATTGATGGAGAGATTTTATCCAGAATATAAAGCCATGTTGGGCTCTAACGATTTCATTGAAGAATTAAAAAAAGATCCTTCTGCAAGGGATAGATTAGATGCCTGATCACAGTACTCGCCCCCTGTTAGAAATGACAGGGGGTCTTATCATAAGTCTTATAACTATTTCTATCCCATTCTTAATACTATTATGACTTTTACAGTTTATTCAAAAGATGGATGTCCATTTTGTGTCAAGGTAAAGAAAGTTTTAGAACTTGCTGAACTTAGACATGTAGAATATAAACTGGGAAGAGACTTCGATAGAGAGGAATTCATTGGTCAGTTTGGAAATGACTCAACATTTCCACAAGTTGTTTTGAACGACAGACAAAACCTTGGTGGGTGTAATGAAACAGTTAAGTATTTAAGAGAACAAAAGTTAGTGTGATGGAACATTTTTTATTCTATGACATCCTTGAGCATGTTATAGATGAAGCATTCAAAGGAAGATTAAAGTTTAACATGTATGATTATCTCAAGAGTTGCAAAGCAACTAAGGGAGATGTGGAAGAATTCATCGCAAGTTCAGTTTCACAGGAAATCAATTATTTAATCATTGATTTGGATGATTATCTTGAAGGTGGTTCTGATGAAATTCACAAACAACTTAGAGAGGCTTATGGTCACTTAGGTAAACCAGAGGCACGTAAAATTAGAAATTATTTGAATGACATTCTTATGGATGCAGAACGATATGGAAAAGAACGAAGACCTGGAAGACGAAAAAGAACTTCTAAATAACCTTGAAGATGATTCTGAACCACAAGTTAATCGTGGATCAGAATTGTTGTTAAGAACAAAAAGAAAGAGGAGGGAACCACCAAAGACTTTTAGTTTAAAGTTTGGTAAGATGGTCACTCTCTTCAAGAGGGAGTTTCATCTTAACTTAGACATCAATTTTGATGTAAAAAAGAGTTAGGAGAGTAAAAATGCTTTCAGTCACACTTACATTTTCAGTAATGTTTTCAGTGATGTTTCTAATCCTTGGAACAACTGTGGGTTGGTTAGCTAAAGAGTATGTAATTCAAAGAGATTCAAAGTTTATTCCAACACATCCAGAGATGTTTGACGAGAATGGCCAAATCATTCCAGATGAAGTTCTTGCAGTAAGATTTGAAAATGATTTTGAGGAAACTGATGATTGAAATCTCTCAATAAATATGTTACACTGATATTAGATTAAAAGATACTATGGCAACATCAACACTGAAGAAACTTCCACCAAATCCTTTTATCTCTGAGATTTTGGAACTTGCATCTAAACAAAGATCAAATGCAAAAAAGGTGGAAGTTTTAAAAGAGTATAGAACTGATGCTTTGACATCAGTTTTGATTTGGAACTTTGATGATACTGTCATCTCAATGATTCCTGATGGAGAGGTTCCATTCAACAGAAATGATGTCCCTGTGGGCACTGATCACACCTCTCTCAGGAAGGAATGGAAGAACCTCTATCACTTCGTGAAAGGAGGTAATGATAGTCTTTCCAAGACTCGTAGAGAGTCAATGTTTATTCAGATGTTGGAAGGTCTTCATCCTAATGAGGCAGACATTCTTTGTTTAGTCAAAGACAAAAGACTTGAGGCAAAGTTTAAGATCTCAAGAGCTAATGTTGAAGCAGCATTTCCTGACATTCAATGGGGAGGACGTTCGTAATGGAATCAGTAAAACATCTCAAAGATGATTGTGATTTGGAGTATGCAAAGAATAAGAAACTTCCTTCAAACTCATATCTTGTTGAGTATATGAAGGATGGCACATTGACCTATGATGTTGTAATGAGCTCAAAAAAGGTTGAAATCTTTGATCAATACTGGGACAAGTTTAGAGGTGATCTAAAAAAGATTACTCAAACAAGTGGAACAGTAAATCCAAAAATCTTTAATGGATTGGAAGATGAGTAAAGGATTTGACATTTCATTTGAAGGTCTGGACATGAATCCAGACCATGTTCAATTACTACTTAAGAAATACAAAAAGGTTAAGAAGTATCAGAAGTCCAGTTTGTTTGCAATCAAGACAATGGATGGAACAGAGGACATTGTTTCTAAGATGATTGAGGAAGCAAGACAAGAGGGATTTTGATGATTGAAGAATGGTTAAGAAAATCAAACATTATTGATAAATAAGTTTTGAGGTGTTATAATAACACCATCGTTCAACCCACTTCAGTGGGTCGCAAGTAAGTCGCGGAACGGATCGTTCAGTTTATGAAAATCATCACTCTTCCCATTTTCTTATTACTGTCATCACTTTCTGGAACCACTTCAGTTTATGCTGAAAATAATGGTCCCTCTATGTCATGTGAACAAGTGAGAGAAGTGGTGGAAGTGGTCATGGAATACGATCACTTGACTCCTACGTCAAAGAAACGTATCATCCAAAACCTAGTGGGAAGACACTATGATGCCTGTCTAGGAAAAGCTGGCCCTTGATTCAAAAAAAGGGCAAAAAATTATCCTGGATATTTTTGGCCCCTTTTAGATTTTTATAAACCGCAAACGACTGAAGGAACGGGAGATTTAAAACTCACCCTAGTATTTCAGGAGTAAACTCATGAACACACTTCATTTAATTAAGAAGCAGATTCAAAAGGCATCTGCACTTCACGATGCACAAATCTCTCACACTGCATATCGTGGTGTTGAGTATGATGTACATTGTGATACTACAAACGATTCTCACGGAACATTCTGTTATCGTGGTCATACTTATAGTAAGTGACTTTGTCACCTGCACAAATAATGTTATAATAGGGGGAATAGTCCCCCTTTTTTTATGGAAAGAGACAAACTTAAGTTAATTGTCAGAAATCTCAAGTTACTTGTTGATGCACTTGAGGCAGAGGTCTATTCTGATGTGGAGGCTTACACAAGTAGACTTCAAGAGGATTTGCCCCCACTTCCCGATTATGATGAGGTATTTGAAGATGACGAGTTCTGATTGGAGATACACAGATGATAGGTTAAAATTGAGAGGTCAATGCCTTTCTGTTTTATTAAATAAATATGGAAGTGTAAGGATTGAAGAACAAACTTACACCACACAAGACATCTATGAGTGTGTTGATACTTGGATCTCACAAGGGAACAAAATCACTCATGGTTTGACACAATATTTTGAAGTTTATTTTAAGGGGAAGAACAAGACAAATGGTCTATCAACTGGATAATTATGAGAAGGCAATTAGGAACTTTGGTATCCAAGTTGAAATTATTTGTGCCCAAGAGATTTCTGGAAAGATATGCTCAAAAGAAGCATACAACAAAATCAAATTTCAATTTAAAGAACTCAAAAGAATTAGAAAACAATGTAAACAAGAGAATATGCACAAAGTGCAAGACTGAATATCCACTAACCAATGAATATTTTCAAACTGTAAAAACGTTTACATACAAATTGTCATATTTCTGTAATGAATGTAATGGAAGAAAGTAACACAAACGAACAATCTACAATGAAAGCTGGAACTAAACTTGTATCAGTAACACCTGATGCAGAAAACCACATTGCATATTGTGCAAGAGTGTCAAATCCTACAAATCAAGGAAATGACAATTATGCAGGACTTTTGAAGTATTGCATCAAACATCAACATTGGTCAATTTTTGAACAAGCGTTCATGACCATTGAAATTGAAACATCTCGTGGAATTGCTGCTCAAGTGCTTCGGCACCGCAGTTTCACATTTCAAGAGTTTTCACAACGATATGCAGATTCAACCTTTTTAGGTAACATTCAACTTCCTGAACTCCGTCGTCAAGACACCAAGAATCGTCAAAATAGTATTGATGACCTTGATCCTGAATTGGTTGATAAACTTGAAAAACAAATGAACACATTGTTCAGTTCCTCTTATAATCTATATCAACAGATGCTTGAGTGTGGAGTGGCAAAGGAGTGTGCTCGTTTTGTGCTTCCTCTCGCTACTCCTACAAGACTCTATATGAGTGGCTCAGTTCGCTCATGGATTCATTATATTGACCTTAGAGGAGGTCATGGTACACAAAAGGAACACATGGAAATCGCACAAGGTTGTAAGAAGATCTTTGTCGAACAATTTCCAGTTATTGCACAGGCATTAGACTGGTAATAAATATACACACTTGAGGTGAAATTTTGGCAACTTATCCAATTAAACATAAAGAAACAGGTGAGACTAAAGAAGTCAAAATGAGTGTTCATGACTGGGATCAATGGCGTAAAGACAATCCTGACTGGGAGAGATTTTATACGCCAGAAAATGCACCAGGAATGGGACTTGAAATGGGTGACCCATTTGGTAAGCTTTACACAAAACATCCTGGTTGGAAAGATGTTATTTCTTCAGCTAAGAAACAACCAGGAAGTAACCTAAAACACTACGATTGATCGAATGCCAGCAAGAAAGAAGAGAGAAAATCCAGTTCCTTTTGGAACTAGTAACAGAGTGATGAAAAGGAAAAAACCCATCAATCTTGATTACATCAGAGAAATTGATCCTATCACACCAAATCAAGAATTGTTCTTTGATAAGTACAAGGACAATCAAAACATGGTTGCATATGGTGTGGCTGGCACAGGTAAGACTTTTATTACCCTCTACAGCGCCCTTAAAGATGTTTTAGATCCCAACACCCCCTACGAGAAGATCTACATTGTGAGGTCTCTTGTACCCACAAGGGAGATTGGATTTCTTCCAGGTGATCATGAAGACAAATCTGATATCTATCAGATTCCTTATAAGAACATGGTTAAGTACATGTTTGAGATGCCAGATGATAACTCTTTTGAGATGTTGTATGGTAATCTGAAAACTCAAGGAACTATTAGTTTCTGGAGTACATCCTTTATCAGAGGAACAACTCTTGATAATTGTATCTTGATTGTTGATGAATTCCAGAATCTCAACTTCCATGAACTTGACTCAATTATCACTCGTGTTGGTGAAAGTTCTAAGATTATGTTCTGTGGAGATGCCACTCAAACTGATTTGATTAAAACATCAGAAAAGAATGGTATTGTTGACTTTATGAGAATTTTGACAAACATGCCATCTTTTGATACAATAGAATTCAATGCAGAAGACATCTGTCGTTCTGGACTCGTCAAAGAGTACATTGTTGCTAAACTTGAACTTGGTATGTAATGTTCAATCACATTGAAATTGATTATCCTGTTCTCAATCGTGAGAATATAGGTGATGTTCGATACTATGATACACCTGATGGGGTCAAATTAGTCTCCATTACATCCATTATCAGTCATTACAATCGTGAGATCTTCCGTAAATGGAGAGAACGCGTTGGTAATGAAGAAGCAAACAAAATTACCAAACAATCAACCAGTCGTGGTACAGACATGCACACACTGGTTGAACATTATATGAAGAATGAGGAACTTCCTGAAGTTCAACCTCTTTCACAGTTTTTATTCAAACAGGCTAAACCTGATCTGAATAAGATTGATAATATTCATGCCATTGAACAAGCACTTTTTAGTAAAGAACTTGGAGTGGCAGGGACAGTTGACTGCATTGCTGAGTTTGAAGGTGAACTTGCTGTCATTGACTTCAAGACAAGTAAGAAACCCAAAAAGAGAGAATGGATTGATCACTATTTTGTTCAATGTGCCGCTTATGCTTGCATGTTGTATGAAATGACTGGTATAATGGTAAAGAAATTTGTAATCATCATGTCCTGTGAGGATGGAGAATGTGTAGTTTATGAAGAAAGAGATAAGAGAAAATACATTGGTCTTCTCGACAAATATATTAGAGAATTTGTTAACTTCAAATTACAGGAACATGCCAAAACCTGAGGATAATAAAAGTATTGAAGACATTTTTGAACAAAAGTTTTATTGTTCTCGAAAGTTTGCAGATGAAATTGAACACATTGTTCTTGAGAACAAGGACATGAAATATGTTGATGCCATTGTTCATTTCTGTGAACAAAATGGTGTTGATGTTGAATCAATTCCTAAACTGATCTCTAAACCACTTAAGGAAAAACTTAAGTGTGAAGCGATGGAATTGAATTTGTTGAAACGTACATCACATGCTAAACTCCCTTTATGATTCCTAAAGTGACACCGTTTGACACTTATAAATCTTATCTTGGATTGAAGAATCACTTTACCAAACCAAAATACGATTATCATTTGTATAATGGAAAGTCAAGAGCATCCCTTCAATCCTTTTATAAAAGAAAAGATAGATTTTTCTTCGAAAAGCTCTCCCGTCAGAAGAGTGATGAGGAGGTTGTTGACTTTTTTGTTTCTAATTTTGTTACTTCAGATGACCCACAATCTCTTTGGATTGGAGAAATTGTCAGAAACGGAGAGCAGAACTACACAGATTGGAAGAGAAAGGTCCAATCCCTAAGTTATCATTTTAGGGGAGAAATGGAGTCTATTCTTCTAGATCAAGATTTGGATTCTGTATTTACATTGAAGAATGGACATCCTCTCATTCTTAAGAAATATCTAACTAAAGAGATTTCACTTGAAACTCTTGTCATTCTTGATAAAATACTATCATTCGTCAAAGATTATGATCAAAAACTCCAAGATCCTGTGTGGTTAACCGTAAGTTCTTTAATTAAGAAGTATCAATCTTTTTTAAATATAGATGTGTTCAAATTCAAGAAAATTCTAAAGGAAATAGTAGTAGGATGAGTTTCTTTCAATCAGAGTTCGTTCAAGAAGAACTCAAAACCATTCAAGATTTACAAGAAAAAGTTTATGAGAATGTGTTTACATTCTCAACCATGAGTCGTGCTGATAAAATCTATCACATTGAGATGTTGGAGGAACTGTTGAAAAAACAACAGGTTCTTTATGCAAGAATGAGTTTGTCTGATGATCCAGAAGCAAAAGAAATGAAAGAAAACATTATGACTTCGGCACAACAATTGGGATTTCCACCTGATGTTGATCTTGGGTTTGTATTCAAGAACATGACTAACATCATCACTAACATGAAAAGGTCTCTTGGAGAGAACTCATAAATATCATATAATACAGGGCTGGACGATCCCTAAGCTAAGTCACAAAGACCAAATACGTATTAATACGAGGTACACATGTCATTTTCAAATTTAAAGAAACAGAGTAGTCTTGGAAACCTCACACAGAGACTTGTGAAAGAGGTGGAGAAACAGAACAACACTGGTGGAGGAGGTGGTGATGACCGTCTGTGGAAACCAGAAATGGATAAGAGTGGAACAGGTTATGCTGTTATTCGTTTCCTTCCTGCTGTAGATGGAGAAGACCTTCCTTGGGTCAAACTCTTCTCTCATGCATTCCAAGGTCCTGGTGGATGGTTTATTGAAAACTCTCTGACTACAATTGGCGGTAAAGATCCTGTTTCAGAACTCAATCGTGAACTCTGGAACAGTGGTAATGATAAAGACAAGGAAACAGTTAGAACTCAAAAACGTAAGTTGTCTTTCTACAGTAACATCTATGTGGTGAAGGATCCTGCCAATCCTCAAAATGAAGGTAAAGTGTTCCTTTATAAGTTTGGTAAGAAGATCTTTGATAAGATCATGGATGTTATGCAACCTGAGTTTGATGATGAAACACCAATCAATCCATTTGATTTCTGGAGTGGTGCCAACTTCAAACTGAAACTTCAGAAGAAGGATGGTTACTGGAATTACGATAAGTCTGAGTTCGACACTCCAAGTGCACTTTTGGATGATGATGAAGCACTAGAGGCAATCTGGAAAAAACAGTATTCTCTTGCTGCTCTTGTTGCACCTGATCAGTTCAAAACATATGAAGAACTGAAGAAACGTCTTGATTATGTTCTTGGTAAAGGATCAACTCGTCGTTCCTCTGTTGAGGAAGAGACTGAGTATGATAACTATGCTGCTCAAGAACAGAAAAAGATTAGTGAAGATCAGGTAATGGAGAAACTTGAGGAGTCTTATAAGGCTTCTCAGAGTAGAAATGAAACTTCTTCTGATTCTGATTCTGAGGAAGAGGATCCGATGAGTTATTTCTCTCGTCTGGCTGATAGTTAATATCCCAGAGGGGAACCACTTTTGGTTCCCCTTTTTTTATGAGTGAATCTGCAATAAGAATTATTAGATCTCTAAACTCACGAGTTTCAGTAAAGTTATCTCCAAACTCTCTTTCCCAATGCACCATGGAACCTAACTCAATGAGTGTTGCTGGTGCATTTTGAGCAACTGCTAATGTCTTATTTGGAAGGCTATCAGTCTGTTTAAAGTTACCTAACTGAGGATAAACATTTTGGAATGCTTTCAATGCGATTGAAATTCTTTCTGCAAGTTTTTTATCTTCCTTATCTCCAGGTCTAACTCTTGTAAGAAACCCTACACCACCTCTTCCAACTTCTGCATCAAAGTGAAGTGGAATGATGATAACATTTTCATTTGATCTGTCCCTAATGTAATCATCATAAGCATCATAACTACCAAAGGTCTCAGGTGCTATAATCTTTACATCAACTCCATGTCTTTCTTTTAGGATTTTAGCAAGAAGTTCTGCAGCATAATCTTGATGATCTCTTTCTCTACCTTCTGCACCTAAGAACCCTGCTGCATAAAATGTTCTACCTCCCCTCCTGTCAGGAATTTTCCATCTATTTTCAGGTTTTACATGATCTAAAACAATAATAATAGGAGGGGTAGGATTATCCATAAAGTCTTATATTTTGTCCCTCAACAACCATTGAGTTTTTATATTGAGAACTTCCAGATGGATATGGCATTTCGTTTTCCATATCATTTATAATGATATTAAGATAGAAAGGTTTCAAAACAAAAATGTTTCTTCTTTCATCTTGAATTTTATTTTCATATTCATAATTTGAAATAGTATCAGTGATACCTACTTCGGTGACCTCAACACCTCTTTTGTAGTCATAATAAGAGAATGAAAAGTCTTGAGGAACACGAAGTCCCTTTTGAAGCATAACACGATTTGAACTATTTCTTATCTCTTTAGTTTCATAATGATGAGCACCATAGATGTTTTCATAAGAACCATATTTGTTTAACAAATAGTTGTCAAATGATTTTTGACTCAATGGCCATTCATTTTCTGGGTTGATTATGTTATTTGATAACATAATAACCCAATCTAAATTTTCATCTTCATAAAGTTTATATGCTACATTGTCAGGTCTTTCATCACCAACAACTTTATACTTAGTAAAATAAGATAAGTCATTAAAAATGTCTGGCCTTATTTCACCACGACGAAATAAGTTTTTAGTTTGAAGATAGTCAGAAATGTTTTTTGCACCAGGAAGACGACTTACATAGTCGAAATTAGGAACATATCTAAAATACTTTTTAGCCATTAGTAACCCATTCCATCGGCACCTTGTTGATCCTTCTGATAAATTGGAGCAATTTCATTAAATGATAATTGTAACCCATAGGCTGTCATTGAACCATCTGGATAAGTCATGTATTGCTCACCATTTGGTGAATAATTTACAGAACATGCAGTAAGAGCACAAGGTTTAATTTTATTTAGATAGGGGTGTTGACCACCACCATTAAAGATGTATTGGATTTGGAAGATGTTGGGTGTGTAAAGAAAATTACTCTCATTACTAATTCTTGGAGCCATTTGTGTTTTCAGATTCTTGATAATCTGACGAATGATGTTAGATTCAGATTCTGTTC